TCATGCTCGATTTCCTTTGCGTTTTTCGGTGCTTGCGGATTTTGCGCCGGACTTGTGTGCCGGTTCTGTGTCAAACAGGCGGTCGGTGACGGTCGCGTCTTCAAGGGCGTGAGCGTAGATCCGCAGCACCGTCGCCGCGTCCTTCCACCCGCCCCGCTTGGCCACCGTCTTCACGTCAAAGCCGGCCCGGAGCATCGTCGTCGCGAAGCCGTGCCGACAGCAGTGCGGGGTCAGGGCCGCGATCTTCGCCCGCGCCGAGACGTTGTTCCACACCTTCGTCACGCTGCCTCGGCCGGCATAGCCGAACACCAGGTCTGCCGGGTTCCGGTTCGTCGGCAGGTTCGCCAGCGCGGCGACGACACGGGGCGGAAGGTGCGCGGTCCGGACCCACGGGGTCGGCTTCGCCATGCGGATCGTCGCCGTCGCCTCGGAGAGGTCCACGTCGGCCCAGGTGAGCGCGCAGGCTTCCCCGACGCGGGCGCCCGTGCCGAACATGAACAGGGCGAGTGCGGCGAGCTGCGGAAGCCGGTCGGCCGTCGCCTGCGAAGCGAAGTCGTTGATCCATGCGAGGTCGGCCGGCGTCTTCTCTTCCGGCGTCTCCGGGAAGCGCTTCACACTGATCCGGGGGCAGAGGCCCAGTTCGGCCGCGTGGTTGATCGCGGCCTGCGCCGGCTTGATCACCTGCCGGTTCCAGGTCGCCGGGTTGGCGCCGGGGTAGAGCTTTCGGGCCGCCTGCCGGATCACCTCGCCCGTGACGTGCCGGACGGGCGTGTCCCTGAAATGGTCGGCGATGGGTCCGAGGAAGCGGTCGGGCTTGCCGGCGTCGAGGTAGGCGAGGAACGCTTGCGCCATCGTCAGCCCCGCGCCCGGTCCATCGAGATGACGGCGCCATTCCCGGGCTTCGGCTTCCGCCGCGATCCGCTCCGCCCTTTCGCGGTCAGCCGTGCCCGTAGATCGCCGTAGTCGCCTTCCAGCGACGGTCCCGCGGTAGTGCCAGATTTCGCCGCGTCGGTAGAGCGTGAGGGACATGGGCGCGATGCCTCCATAATGGCCGCCACGTCTTCGGGCAGAAAGAACCACGTCGCGCCGATCTTCCGATAGGCGCCGATTTCCTTCGCGCGGTCTTTCAACGTCCGCACCGCCACCCCGAGGTGTGCCGCCAGGTCTTCCGGCGTCGTCGTCTCGGGCAGGAGGGCGGGGCGGGTCATCAGTTGGCGAAGACTTCTTTCAGGGTGTCGAGCCCCTTGCGAAAGCGAGCGGGCAGTTCGGCCATGATCGCGTCGAGGTCGATCACCTCAACCATCGGGAAATCGAGGTCTCCCGCCCACGCTTCGAGCGCCCGCGATGCGTCGGGGCCGCTGAACAGCTTGGAGGCGCCGTCGCTTGCGCGCGCGAAGACGATGTAGCGGTCGCCGTAGCCGCCGGCGTTCGGCGTCGATCCATAGAGCGCCTTGCCCGTCAGGTGGGCCGCGGCGAAGTAAGCGAGGTCCATCGCCAGCTTCCATTCCCAGCCGATCGCGACGAGGCGTTGCGCAAGATGGACGATCATTCCGCCCTGTTGCGAGTAGACCCAGCGTCCGTTGCCGTTGGGATGGGGCTGGCAGATAGAGGCCCCGATTCCGCGCTTGCGCCAGTCGCGCAGTGTATCGACGGGAATGCCGGTGAGTTCGGAAAACTCACCGGCCGGCATGTTGTGGGCGAGAAAGTCCATCACGGGCACTCCGGGAAATGTGTTTCCCGCTCCTTATGCGGGAGATACGTTTCCCGGTCAAGCCCCTGCGCGCTCACTCCGCCGCCAGCCCGGCCGCACCGCAGGGCGAATGTGCTGCAAATGCCCCCACAGCCCGCCCTGCCACTCGCCGACGTGGCACGTTGCCCAGACCGTCGCCGGGTCCGGCAAGCCGTCCTCGCCCGTGGCGAACGAGAAGCCCCGGACATGACCGGGCGCCGTCTCCCGCAGGATGTGCCCGATCTGCCGGACATGAGCGACGATCGCCGCCTCAGCTGGAGGAAGGGTGCCGGCCAGCGCCGGGGCGCCGTCGAAGGGCGGCACGAAGGGAACGGCGGCGGCGCCGAGGATCAGCTCGCGGCGGTTCATCGGGCCGCCTCCATCGCGCGATGCGCCACCTTGAGCGCCGCCCGCTGGCAGCGCACCGCCTGCCGCAGGCTGATGAAGTCGAGGGCGCCCGTCTCGATCTAGTCCAGGGCGAGGCGCAGGTTATCGCGGATTTCGGCGCGGTCGGCGTCGGACAGGACGTGCCGCGTCTTGGTCATCGTGTTCATGGGGTCGGTCTCTCGGTTGCGGCTTCTCACGGCCGATGCCCGTGGCGGACGGGCGCCGGGGCGGTGAGAACCTGCCGAGAGACAGGCGCGACGATTTCCCCGCGAGGGTCTTGTATGGCGCCGCAGCCCCGGCCTATGGTGGCCGTGGTCGCGCGCACGCCAATGCTCGCGTCGTTCGACAGGGATCGCGCCAACGATGTCTGTCTATCTCGGTCCGGGTTCTCACGCCCACGGACATATTTCCGCAGATTGCTCGGCCAGGTCAAGCCCTCCGGGCGGCACCCGGTAACATATGCGGCCCGGCGGTGGACCCGTCTACGCGCGTAGACGGGTGGACTCGTCTTGACGAGAGGCAATCGAGCATTCCAAACTTGGGCGACACAGCACGGCGGAGATATGCAATGCGGATTTTTCTCGTTATCGCGGCGCTGTTGTCCGCCGGTCCTATCCAAGCTGATTACTCCAACCATCGTGCAAGTCTGTTGTATGCAACCCGGCCGTGCGGCGAAGTGATCTATATCATTGACGGCTCGTGGACTGACGCAACCGATATCGCGTTACAAGGTATGACTTGGGGCTATCTGATTGGATATGATCGCGCGATTGGTGGTCTACACACAAATAGAAGCACTACGCTAGAACGGTTTCGCGCTACTTGCGCCGCTAATCCGCGTGCGACGGGTCAACAGATTCTTCAATCCCTAGCAGGTTAGAGTAGCGGCAGCCTCAGCGCCCTCAGTAACTACCCCTCCGCCATCACGTCCCCGCCCAGCGCCCGGTAGGCGGCCACCGCCGCCTCCCTGATCTCCTTCCTCGCCCCCTTCTCGATCGTGATCGCGCTGGTCTTGCGCGACGACCGCGCCCGCGGCGGCCAGAGGTCGAAGTCGCCCGAGTCGTAGCGGGCCAGGGTGCAGTCCAGAAGCGCCACGGGGCCGATCTGCACGTCGAGGGCGGCGACACAGGCGATGCCTGTAGCCGTGATGTGCGGATCACGATGCAGCGTCATGCTGAGGATCTTGAAACCGCCCATCAGTCCGGCCCCTTCAAGGCTTCCGACCAGTCCAGCGCGCCGAACACCGCCGCCACCGCCGCCGGCCCGAGGCCGGCGTCCTTGGCCTGCGCGAGCGCCTGGATCATGCCCGCCGCCGCGCGTGCCGATCCGCCCGCGTCGAAGCTCTGCAACGGCCGGTGAACGTCGATCGCCACGGGGCCGCCCAGCTTGCCGGACGCTTCCTCCGCCAGCAGCTCCGCCATCGGCTGCAACACCCACGTCGCCAGGTGCCTCTGCGCCTCGCGGATAAGCGGCCCCTGCGCCTTGTCGGTCAGCATCGCCGGCAGCACTCCGAACGCCGCCAGGACGCCGGCCTGCGCCGCCTCCAGGCTCTCCCGCGTCATGCTCTTGGACAGGTCCGGCGACAGGTCGCGGGGTTGCCAGTCCACTGTCGGCGTCGGCCCGCCCGCGGCCGAGACGTTCACGCTCTCCCGCACCAGCACCCGGCCGCGCGAGCCGCGGAACGAACGCGTCAGCCGCTCCATCTGCGGCGCGTCCGTCTCGGGGAACGGCACGATCTGCGAGCCGAGGGGGGCGGTGTCGTACACCTCCCCCAGCGCCGTCTCCAGGGCGTGCAGCAGGCTCGCCGTCAGCCGGGCCCGCCGCAGCGGCGCGGACCCCGCCCACGGCGCCGAGATGTCGACCGATCCGCGGAAGTGCAGCACCTCGGCCGCCAGCGCCGTCCGGCGCGTCCCGCCGCCCGCGTCCGGCACCGACAGGCGGTAGGCCCGCGGCTCGCCGTCGCGGGTCGAGATGTCCCAATCGGACACCGGCACCACACGGTCGCCGTCGATCAGCCACACCGCCTCGCCGCGTAGCGCCAGCGCCCGCGCCGTGCGGGCCATCGTGGCGCGAGTCAGCATCGGTGCCCCGTCCACATCGGCGAGGGCGAAGGCGCCTTCCCAGAGGCTCACGCACGTCTGGACGGTGCCGGTCAGCTCGGCCAGTCCGGACGATCCGCTGATATACGCCTCGCGCGCCGCCATGATCGCGGCGGTGTAGCCGGCACCGGAGGAACGCGCCTCCACCGGCTCTTTCCGCCGGAACAAGTCCATGAAGCCCATCACGCGGCCCTCCGCCACGGGCGCAGCAGGTCCGCCGCGCCGCTGTTCACCATCGCCCGCGCCGCCCAGGTCGCGGTGCGCTCGAATCCGATCTTGAGCGAGCCGCCGATCGCAGTATCCACGCCCGCCGCGCCGGCCCGGCCGTGCGTCAGGTCATAGACCCCGATCTCGGCCGAATACTCCGCCAGCCGCCGGAACGCCTCCAGGACCGCCGCCGGCACGTCGGGATCGCCCCCGCCCACGGTCGCCGTGATGCGATAGGGGCCGTCGCCGGCCATCTCGAAGCCGTAGGGGCCGGCCGTGAGGGTCAGCGATGACCAGGCACCGCTTTCCCACACCTCGGCCGAGGTCACGGTCGCGGGCGCCAGCGGCACCGTCCAGGCGCCTTCGCCCTCCACCGTCCACACCACCTCGCGGGCCGTCCAGCGAACGGAGGTCCACGCCTCGATCCGCTGCCAGAGCGGCGCCGGGTCGAGGGCCGCCGCCTTCGCCGAGAGGCCCGCCGGGGCGTCCGGATACTCGTCCGGGATCGCCTCCACCTGTTCCACCGTCACCGCCATCTTGCCGCCCCCGAATAGCGCCTCGGGACCGCCACTCCCTTCGGCGTGAGTTCCCAGGACCGTTCCTCCGCCTGCGCCTCGCGGTAGGCCGCGACCGTGACGAAGCTCAGTTCGTACAGCAGCGCCGCGAAGATGGTGCGGATCAGCGCGCGGCCCTCGGACGGGTCCTCTTCCTCCACCTTCTCGGCGTCCGGCACCGTGACCGGCGGCGGGATGCGGAAGCCGGGCGATACGCCGCGGATCAGCCCCGCCGCGAAGGCGCCGAGGAAATCGGCCCCATAGGGCGTGTCGACCACCTCCGGCACTATCTCGGCGTCGAACGTGACCGCCTCGGCGCTGTCGCGAATGTCGAGGGTGCCGGCCCCGCGCGAGGCGAGGGGCCGGTCGTAGGAGTGCCCGACCAGGACGTGGATATCCTCGTCAGGTCGGTCGATCCGGTAGGCGAACGCACGGGGGGCGATCACCTCTTTGCGCGGGCGCCCGGCCTTGCCGCCATCGGACAAGACCGCACGCCGATTGTAAGGGAACGTGCCCCGCAAGCGGCGCGCTTTTCCGCGCCCCGCCCGCAGTTCAAGTTCGCCTCCGAAGGGGGCGCCCGTCAGCATCACTCCGCCGCCTCGATCTGGATTCCGGTCAGCAGCTCCAGTTGCGCGGGCCGCGCTACGGTCACGTCCATCGTGGCCAGCGCCGTGATCCGCAGCCCACCCGACTGCGCGTCGGTGTAGGGGTCGCGGATCAGATCCACGGCGCCCCATTTCCCGACGAAGATCGGGGGCACGCCGCCGGCCGAGGTCGTCAGCAGCGACGACACCGCCAGCGGGTCGCCCGCCGGATCGGCGAGGGCGTTGTGCGACATGGCGATGTTGCCGGCCGGGATCGACTTGAGCAGCCGGTCCCATTCCGTGATCGCGGTGCCGGTGACATAGGCGCCGTCGAAGGCGTCCCACATCTCGGGCCGGATCAGCGCCCGGACGCCGCCGGGGCCGTTCGACGCGCTCGCGGTCATGAACCGCACCACCGCCGCCCGGAAGGCCGCCCAGGTGCCGGCCGCGCCGATCGCGGTCGAGCTGATGCCGTAGGTCGCGGCGCCCGCGATCACGCCCAGCGGCTCGCCGGAGGCACCGGAGCCGAGGAACACGACGCGATCCATCTCCACCGAGATTGCCGAGTTCATGTCCCGCCGCACCGCCGCCTCCAGGGCCGCGCCGGACTGCTTCAACGCCTTCCGCGTGATCTTCATCTGGCAGCCGAGGGTGTGATCCGGCGCCAGTGCGCGGTCGGTCGTCTGGAACGCCTGCGCGGCGCCCGTGCTGCCCGTCTCCGACGACTGCCAGGCGACGGTCGCGCCCTGCGTCACCACCGGCCACTCCACCTCGCCGTGGTCGATGCTGACCATCTGCGCGCCCATGCGGGCCGCCACGCTGTCGGGAAACAGGCGGTCGATGATCGGCCGAGTCTCGATCGGGTCGGGCGTGCCGGTCGAGACGGTCTCGCCGGCCCGCTGTTCCAGCGCCTCCCACGGCACCGGGACGCCGCGGTAGCCGCCGGACTCGCGCAGCTCCGTCACGATCTCGGCCGTCCGTCCGGTCATCGCCCGGCCCTCGTCCAGGTGGAGCGCCACCTGCCGCAGCTCGAAACCGGCGACCATCTGCGCCCACTCGCGATCCGCGCGAGTCTCCAGCTCGGCGCCCGCCTCGCGGCGTTCAGTGTCCTCGGCCACCAGGGCCGCCCGGAACCGGGTCTCGTTGGAACGATACTCGCGGTCGAGTTCGTCCATCTGGCGCGTCTCGTCCTCGGAGGGCGCCTCTTTCGCCACCAGCCCCGAGAGGGTCTGGCGGATTTCCGACTGCCGCCGGCTGATCTTCACAGAGTCGAGCATGGGATTTCCTTTCACTGCTCGTTGAGGCCCGAACGGGCCAGCTTCTTCCACGCCTCGCGGGCGGGGTTCTCACGGCCGAGGCCGATTTCGACGCGGGTTTTTCGGGAATGGCAGCGGCAGCAAAGCGTCTGCAGGTTGCCCATGTCCCAGGCGAGTTCCGGCCAGTCGCGGACCGGCTTCACGTGATCCACCTCCAGGCGGGTCCGGGCGCCGCACAGGACGCATGCCCAGCCGTCGCGATCCTTCACCGCCTCGCGGAGCGCCTTCCACCGGGGCTGGCGCGTAATCCGGCGCGAGTGCGCCGCGTATTGCTTGCGGAGGTTCATGCCCAGAACACCCTCCCGGCCTTGCGCTCGCCGCGCGCGGTGATCCGGGCGCCCTCGGCCACCGCCAGGACCGCCGCCGCCGCCGCGTCGATCCGGCCGAGGCTGCGCGCCTTCGCGAGCTTCATGTTGTTCGCGGGGTCGCGCAGGACGACGGCATCGGCCATCGCCGAGCGCAGCAGCAGCGACGGCGCCGTGATCACCTGCCCGTCGAAGGCGGCGCGACGGAAGCGGTCCACGTCCTCGCCGCCGTCCTTGAAGCCCATGCCGCGCCAGATGATCGGGCACCTTACGCCCGCCCGGTCCATCGCCTCGCCGAGTTCGGCTTGCTTGAAGCGGTCCGCGATCAGGGCCGAGACGGGTTCGCCCTCGATATGGCGCATCACCTCGGCCAGCCACGGCGCCACCGGCACCGTCGCCGCGCCCAGCGTCGTCAGCTCGCCGCGCTCGCCCATCTCGACATACCGGGCGCCGACGCCATCGGCCTGCCCGCGGTCGAGTAGGCCCGGCTGCGACGGGAACCAGCCCCGCACCTCCAGGCGGCCCGACTCGGGCCAGTACAACGCCGCCGCCGTCATTGATGCGGAGCCGCCGAGGTCGATCCCGACCACCACCGATCCGGTGCGCGCCGGCACGTCGCCTGCTTCGCAGGCGAGCCACTCGTCCACCGTCAGCAGCACGTCCCGGTTTTCGGCCGAGACGCGCTCATTGCGGTTGTAGAGGCGGAAGCTCGTCAGGGTGCTTCCGCCGCGCTTGATCGCCCGGCGCGCCTGCCCCTCCAGCCACTCCAGAGAGGCGCCGATGCCATAGGCCGCGCCGGGGTTCGCTTCCCGGATGCTGGCGAGGTCATCGGCCGGCAGGCCGGGCGGGGGGCGGTGTTCCTGCCGGTAGACGCCGGGCGCGTCCTCGTCCAGCCAGACGCTGAACGGGTGCGCGTCCGAGGCGGCCGAGGTCGAGATGATCAGCGCCCGCCCGCCCCGCTTGCCGAGGCCGGACAGCAGCGCGTGTTCCAGCGCATCCCCCTTGTCCGCCGGCCAGTGCCCGCGCTCGTCCAGGATCGCCAGCGTCGGCGAGGTGCCGAGGATGGTCCGCCCGTCCGCCGCGATCGCGCGGATCAGATGCGGCCCCGTCTCGTCCTCCAGCTCGATCTCCAGCCGCGGCGACTTGCGGAGCGTCAGGCGCCCCCGCACCTCGTCCGGCAGGCTGTCGGCCAGGCCGACGATGTAGTCGAAGACCACACGCGCCTGATCCCGCGAGTTCGCGGCCAAGAGGACTTCCCGGCGGGGCTGCGCGTCGATCTCGCCGAGAAGCGCCGCCAGCGCCACGCCGCCGGACAGGGCCGACTTGCCGTTGCCCCGGCCGACCGACAGGACGCCCACGTTCACCCCGTCGGCGAGCGCGCCGTCGATGAACCGCTTCTGAAACGGGGCCAGATTGAGCGGCTTGCCAGCCGAGGGGCCGGTCGGCACCTTTAGGGAGGCAATGAACCGCTTGGCGGAATTGGAAGGTTTCATCCTTCTGCCTCGCAACAACGAGAGGGGCAAGAAATGGACTGGTTGGGCTTTATAATGCAATTCCAGACTGCAATTGTCGGACTAATTGGATTTAGCGGAGTTATAGCGGCCCAACTTTTGAATGGGTATTTGGCGAGGAAAAGAGACGAGAACCTCCTTGCCTCGAAACGGAGGGCCACCACCGAAGCAGTCAAGGCAGAGTTGATGAACGCTGCGGAGTACTTTCGAAGAACGAGTGGTATGGACGGTCCTAAAGCCGATGAACTCGCATATCGCGCAAGGTCTCGGAGAACCGTGACATTATCGATGATGTCGGAAATGGGGTACGTCAACACTACATCTTTAACTGAGGTCTTAAGTGCTCTCGCTGCCATCGATGCAATAGATGGAAACCTTTCCTTTGTAGCATCCGATACGAACGAAACGCATCTTGCGTTCGACACAGCTGGATGGACGATCGCCCGACGAGTCTTTGAGAAGGCGGCGGTGCAAATGGAGGCCGCGGCGAGGTTGCTCAAGGTGGACCTTTGAGTTGTGAGCGAGAGAGGAAGACCGCGCCCCCCGAAGCCCCCCCACCCGCAGCGCCGGGCATTGGGACCAATCTGAACGGGCGCGCGCCGCCTCGAAGGGGCGCGCAGCCCGTAGGGGGTATGGGGGTGTGTGTGGCTAGGGGGTTGAAGGGGGGATGAATAGGGGGATGAAGGCACTTGCGAACCGGGGGTGAAGGGGGGGGATGAAGGGGGGTTGAAGGCGTTCACTGGTCGGCCCTCGCGATGAAGGACACGCGCCGGGAGGCCGGGCCATCCTCGGCCTTGCGGATGATCCCGCGGCTGAACAGCGTCTCCATCGCCGCCCCGAAAGCCCGCTTGGAGATGCCCTCGGCGTCGGGGTGAGCGGCGAACACCTTGGGGGCGTAGGTCGTGCCGCCTGCCGCGTTCACCCGCCGGCCCTGCGCCGTCATCTCGTCCAGGAGCGCCAGGAACACCCGCTCGGCCTTCGCGCCGGCCGCCATCTTGTCGAGGCCTTGCGGCTGTTCCTGCGCCCGGAAGGCGCCGGCTTCCCACCGGACGTTGATCTCGCCGCCGACCCGCCCGTAGTTCGCCTTCATCGTCCGCAGGACGCGGGCGTCGGGGTCGGGCTCATAGCCGTCATCGGCGATGCGGGAGAGGTACAGGCGGGACCGGACGCTGTTGTTCCAGGCGGTCGAACCTGACGCCCCCGTGCCCGACGCCATGCCGGTGAGGGACGGATGCCCCAGCAGCATCACCGCGCACCGCCGCTTGATCGCCAGCCCCCGGAGGATGCCGACGAACTGACGGACCTTGGCGCGGTCGTTCTCGTTCGCGGGATACACGTCGGCGAGCGTGTCGATCACGATCAGCGCCGGGGCCTCCTCGGCCGCCTGCGCGTCCAGCTCCTTGAACAGCTCGGACGCGATCAGCTCGATCTGCGTCTCCATCGCCAGCAGGGCGCTTTCCCCCGCCAGTGACCGGAGGGTGAGGCCCGACACGTCGTCATAGCTGCGGCCCTCGGCGCGCAAGATATCGTCCAGGCGGCGGTGCAGCTCGTCGTCGTCGTCTTCGGCCGAGAGGTAGATCGCCCGGCCCGCGGTCACGGCGTTGCCGATCCATCCCGTCTGCGCCGCCACCGCCACCGCCAGTTGCAGGGCCAGCAGGCTCTTGCCGGTCCCGCCGTCGCCGCTGAACAGCGTCACGGTCTTCTGCGGCACCAGGTCGTGCACCAGCCATTGCCGGGGCGGGACCGCCTTCCCCTTGAGCGCGGCGGCCGAGTAGAAAGCCGACGTCCGGGCGTTCGGGTCCGGGGCGCCAGCGGCGAGAAACGCCTCGTCCGAGTCGTCGCTCGGCCCGATCCCAAACCAGGTGCCGTCCGTGCCGTCGTACTGCTCTTGCCAGCCGTTGTGGATGCGCCGCGCACCATCCGCCGGGCCGGTCCGGCGGCGGTCGAGGCGGCGCTGAAAGTCGGTGTAGACGTTCACGCCGCGTCCCTCCCCTGCGCGAAGGCAAGGAAGTCCTCGCGGTCCATCCGGGGCAGCGCGTTGAAGATCGCGGCGAGGTAGGCCCGCAGCTCGTCCGGCGAGGCCCGGCTCGTCCACCACTCCGCATCCTCAAGCGGGTCCGTCCAAGGGGGCATCGGGGCACCGGCCGCCGGCAGGGCGGTCATCACCACCGCCATCGCGTCGTCAGGGTCGAGGCTGCGCAGCGAGGCCCAGGCCATCGCCGCCCGCTCGCTCGCCGTCAGCCGGGCGGCGCAGACCAGGGCGAAGGCGTCCCAGCCGTCGAAGTCGTGCGTCGTGAGGGCGAAGCCCAGCATCCGGGAGGCGCGGACGTGTTCACGCTTGGCCAGGGCAGAGAAGGACCGCGGCGCGTTCAT